GCAGTAATACCAGATCAGGGTTTAGTTGATGCTGGTACAAAGCAGGTTATCACTAATGATCCAGACCAAATCGCTAGACTTTTGATGTCACCTGACTCCGCGGCTGGTGATTTGGGAAGCGTAGAAAAAATTTTAGAAGTTCTTGTTGATGATCCAGATAAAGAAAGTAAAATGTCATTCTTCATGGACTATGCATACGAAAACGGAATACAGGTTTCTTATCCAATAAATGAAACGAGCACTGGGGATGTTAGTTTTCTAGCCAGACTTAGAGATCGAATTGTCAACCGCGGAATGCAAGTTATAGTTGAGAATGCGCACATTGAGCACCCAGAAGATTTGGTATTTGAGTATGGATCTAAGGGATTGCAGAGAGCAATTGATGCAATTGAATCAATTGTTAAAAATCCTGAGAATGCAACAATTAAATGGGATGGCATGCCTGCGCTAATTTTTGGTAGAAATTATAGTGGGGAATTTGTTCTAACTGATAAAAGTGCATTTGATTCTAAAACATATGATGGGTTGGCTACATCCCCTGAAGATATCGCAAGAATAATGAAAAACAGAAACGGGGATAGAAGCGAACTTATCCAATTATATGCCAATTTGTTCCCGCTGTTGGAGAAGACTATTCCTAATGATTTTGAAGGATATGTTAAGGGTGATTTGTTGTATTCAGCCAGACCCAAAGTCGTAAATGGCGAATATGAATTTACCCCCAATACCGTAACTTATACTGTTCCCACGGATAGTGAGCTAGGAAAGAAAATGGCTAATAGCATAGTCGGCATTGCTATCCATACACAGGTTCCTTATCCTGGTGGAGTTTATACTCCTATCACCGCTAATAAGTTGCAAAAAGTCCGTGGCGTATTAATGTTAGATGCGTCTATAACAGACACACAGAGTATCAATATTGAGATTGACTCAATTGCTCATATTCGTCGTATACTCGATGAAAGAGGGAAAGAAATTGACAACCTGTTTAACCCTACCGAACTTAAAAACAGAAAAATTGCAAATCTTCCAGCACTGATGAAACAGTATATTAATTCTCGTGTCAGGGATGGAAACCTCGATAACATCGTTGGGCAGTTTCCTGAGTGGATTAAAGAAAAAGAAAACATGCCCAAAGTTCAGAGAATTTTTGACTGGCTCAAAGAAAATCGGTATGGGTTGGTTTCAGCAATGAGATCATTCGCAGAAATTACTAAGATCAAAAATGCCATTATCAATCAACTGGACACACAATCTGGGGAAATCAACGCAAATATTAATGGAAAGAATGGTCATGAGGGATATGTGAGTGACGGGCTGAAGTTTGTTGATAGATTAAAGTTCTCTTCAGCAAATTTCAAGAAAAATTCTGGTGGGATTCAATGAAATTTATCAAAGAATTACATGAATCTAGGTTAATTCGCCGTTTGGACAGGATTGATGGCAAAGACATTAGTGAATTAGGAAGAACGTTGTTTAACCATTTGCTTGCACTTCGCCTACTTCACTATGAAGACCCAGTATCTGCAGCAAAATATGCCCGTGCGATAATGCGTCATCCTGAATTTAATGGATTTCGAGTAACAAGCCCAGATATTTTCAATTTGGTTGTTTTTATACAAAATAAGAATAGGTTCGCGGACAGGGTAGAGATTGATTCTGCACTTAGTGTCCCTGAAATGCGGTTGCGTCGAAATCTTCGGGATATTGAAAACGGAAAAATCAATGTTAACGATTACGAAAAAATGATGTTAATTTTGCAAAGGCAGCTTGATGGTTTGCGTTCTTCTCATTATCAGTTAAGAAGAGAAACATACGAATATCCACGGCTTCCTAAAGCGCAAAAAGTACAGGTAATAAAACGAATATTATTACTGATACGAAACCCAGTGTTGTTTAGTGATCTTCATATGATTTTACGTCGGGTTGCACAGGAGAAAGGTTACGTAGTTTAGCCTAACTCGGCATTTTTCTCTCATTTGTATAAATACTTCTAGGACATGTACAGTCCACTTATTACAGGAGATATTAAAATGGCAGGAGTAACAAGAGTAAACCCAGCAGTTGCAGCAACGGATTGGGAAGTAGTTGGTAAAGAAATTGGATTTTTCACTGTTGATTACATTAGTGATGTTAGCGGATCTTTAGGTCCAGACGAGGTTGTTGATACGGTCTACCGTGTCATCCAGCAGTTCACGACAATAATCGCAGCAGGTCCACTATTTGACGGCGACACACAGCAGACATTTGCAGTTGAGCCACTTCTATTGGCCGGCAGCGCCGAGCCAGCAGGCAACGACCAGCTAACGCAGCTTGAAGATGCTATTCAGGCTTTGGGTACAGTTGATTCTATTGATCTTAGTTCAGCAACTGTTACATCAAAGACGCTTGCAATTGCAACTTAATTAATTATACGTAATTGATTAGTAACACGGCCCCAGAAGTAGAAATACTTTCTGGGGTTTTTTAATGTGTAAATACCATTCATGTTTACTAGCATAAGTTGTTATACTTTATTTGATATAACTGATACCGGTATTCGAAGTCACATTCGATCTGCAAAATTTCCAATGACGGATAAACACGGCAATCAGATCAAAAATGAAAACGACTGGAAATGTGCTAGGAACCAACAAAGAAACTGGGAAACGATACTCCAGATTCTATCGCTGAGAACTCAACCACTAAGAATCATTGGTCCTAGGAAAGTTCGCACAAGTGGGTTTATTGACAAAGACAGTGTTCATGCATGGAAATTTACGTTTGAGTCTGAGCATGATCAGGTTTTTGGTGATGACACAGATCGTTTTGGGAACTTGAAGAATGATTGCAATGGGGTGCCTATGTTAATGGGTTTAGGAGAAAATATGCGTTTAACTCCTTATTTAACTACTAAGAATGGTTTTATCAATACATATTTTGAAATTAATAATTGATAAGTACTTTTACTAGAGAATAAAGGGTAGATTCCGATCTACATACATGGTAGGAGAGCGGTCATGCAACGATTTGAGGGTACACTCATGCAACCAACAGAATTGGAAAGAAAGAGTTTGGAAACACATGTTGATCTATGTGCAGCGAGATTTAGGTTCTTGGAAGAAAAAATGAATGTCGTGGAAGAAAAAGTCGACGATTTAGAAAATTTAACCAAAGAGATACATAAATGCGTAATACAGAGCAACGAGAAAAGAAACGACCTGCATCTCAAGTGGGCCGGAGCAATAATCTTGACATTGGTCGCAATTTCGGGATGGGCGATTGGAACTATAATTCTAGGGTGAATTCCTCTACTAAGTCAATAGTAAGTAATCTGATGCAATTGCGGAATCAATCTCGCAATGTTCTTGATAAAATTTTATTTACAAACAAAGAAAATGAATGGAATCTACTTGGAAAATATAAAATTGTGCATCACGGTGGGAATAATTGGGTTTATAAATACGAAAACTTTATTTCTGAATTCCCAGATAAGGGCACTGCGACTGCTTGGTGTATCTTAGATTCTAATGGAAAAATAACTGATGCAAACTCCTTGTCGTATTATAGTAATATAAAGAAAAAAACAATTAATAATATATTGGTGTTGAAAAACACAATATCGGCCAAGGGAAATAGCGAAGAAGACAAAGAAATTTTGTATTCTAAATTGACAAATGAAATTCAAAAATTAAATTCATCTAAAAAACAAATAGATAAATTAAAAAGTTTGGCTAAATACTTTCAAAGACGAGGATTTAATTATGAAGCTGTTTGAGCTAGATGCACCCAAGAGTGTAAACAACGCATCCATTATGGAAAAGCATTTTGGGAAAAATGTAGATTTTGATTCTGTTTCAGTGAACGAAGCAAAAACCATGTTATCTAAAGTTAGCAAGATTATACATGAGCATCGTCAAACACCAGACTTTCATCACAGTGAAAAAAATCCTGCATATCTGAAGTTGCTTATCATTGAGCAATCATTGCAGAATAAGATATCAGAACAAGACTCGGCAATCCCGATAGATATGGATGATCCCGCCACAAAAGCTACATTAGATAAACTTGAGCGGAATCAAAGCCTAAGCCCTGATGAGCAAAAAATTGCTAATGCAATCGCGGCTAGTGCAGATGATGAAGGCCAAATTGGCGAATCTACCCATGGTGTATCTGATAAATTTGCACAGAAACTCACCGAAAGTGATATTGAGCAAGCACAGGTTGTGCTGGCATCAAAAGACCTGGTTGACAGGATTCAAAAAATGATTGAAGACGTTTCCGAGGTGCAGTACAAAGAACTACCAGCATTAGTTGATCAGACGAGATCTGATCTTGGTACATCTGAAGCCGAAACTATGCAAAAACATATGGGACCGGCTTTGGAAGAATTAATGCAATCTCTCCAGCAAACCAAAGAAAAAATGAATACTGGGCTGGCTGTTTTAACGGGCGAAGATGTTCTATCGGTGCCGGGAGAAGATGATATAGATATGGAAGTCGAACCAGAAGATGATATTGATGATATAGATATGGAAGTCGAACCAGAAGATGATATTGATGATATTGACCTAGAGCCAGAACTAGATGCTGATCTCGGGAGACCCCGCCGTTAATGCGAATCGTTGAAGTGACGAGTAAGCCACAGAAAATGGCCAAATTAACTGCACTTTCGCAGTTTTTATCTGGAAGGATTGCTGATATGGATGCCCACGAGGGCATTAGCGTTGACGCTTTTCTCGGCCTTGCGCATAGTATTGGCATTTCTGTGGCTCGTAATGATTTGTATGAACTAATGAAATCACCGCCATTGGATAATATTATTAAAGAAATAGAAAATAATATTATTGTGTTTACAGGGCAGATAGTTGAGCCAGATGAGCAACTTTCCGTAGATCAGTCTAGAAAAATAGTTGATAAGATGGCAAAACGCGCCTCCGATTTATAACTATCTCTCTCCCACCTAAAAAAATTCCTTTTTAAATTTCAAATTAAATACTGCCGTTGGAGTGTGAATTGTGATTTATTTGACTGAAAATGCAAGAAAAAAACTGAGTAATAATATTTCTAATTTGCCCGAGGGTAATGTGGTAAAGATTGGCATAAAAAAATCCGGGTGCTCGGGTTATGCCTACGTTATTGAATATCTCGAAGTGGGAGAAATTGAAAATGAAGTTCGGTATGATATAGATGGCATTGATATTTATATTGATCCCAGCCATAATGTATTTCTTTCCGATATGACCATAGATTTTAGAAAAACGGGGTTAAATGAATTGTTTGAATTTATCAACCCCAATGAATCCGCGCGATGCGGGTGCGGAGAAAGTTTTACTATATAATATTATGAAAAAAAGAGAAGAAATTATTACTGATATGTGCTATACTTACCGTCATGATTATGGTCTGGATAAGACCACTGGCCGTGGGGATCTGATCGATATGATTTCGTCTGGCACGACAGAGCAGGAAAGAGAGTGGATTTGGGCTCTTATGGCACAAATATTTGATAATGTTATTGCTCCGAATATGGAATTCAAGGATGACGAGGAAGATTAAAGGAAATATAAAACATGATACATGGTAAAATTTGGGGAGAAACTAGACAATTAATAGCAAATTCATTTTTTGAATTTCACAGGATTGGCTTTAAGGCGGGATATAAATGCTCTGAACATTTGCACAAACATAAAATAAACTATTTTTATGTTGAATCAGGAACAATGATTGTTAGGGTGTGGCAAGATGATCAGGGCGGGTTAGTGGATGAAACCATTTTGCGCGCCGGTGAGTATACTCAAGTTATGCCAGGCAAGATACACCAGTTTGAAGGCATTGAGGATGGAGTTGCATTTGAGGTATATTGGCCAGAATTTTCACATGATGATATTGAAAGGCGAACATTTGGCACAAAAGTTGATAACGGTTGAGACTTACAATAGCGGCAAACGATAAATACAAGAATAAACGAGAAATACCATAATGGCAATAGTGCAAATATCTAGAATCACTCACCGAAAGGGATTAAAAGAAAACCTACCTCAATTGGATGGAGCAGAGTTTGGTTGGGCAACTGACACACAAGAACTCTATATAGGCAACGCAACGATTGATGAGGGCGCCCCTGCAATCGGCAATACCCGCATACTCACAGAGCGGGATGATCTTCTTAGCTTTGCGAGGAGTTATATTTTCAAAGGGGAAGAAGCAGGATACATCGTTCAAACCGGTCCAACTACAAATTTAGATATTGAGAGATCCTTACAAAACAAACTTGATGATATTGTTTCCGTTAGAGATTTTGGAGCACGTGGGGATGGTTTTACGGATGATACAGATGCAATCAACAGAGCATTGTTTGAGATATATTGCAGGGATGCTGATCCCCTTGTTCGCCGAACAATCTATTTTCCTGCTGGTGTTTATCGGGTTTCCGATACAATTTTAATTCCTCCATATGCAAAAATTCATGGAGATGGTGCAGACAGTTCTGTAATACAGTACAAAAGTGATGATTCAACGCTAGCACCAGCGGTGGCTAGAACTTGTGGAAACGGGTTAGAAGTTGGATCAAACATTTCCACGGCTGCAGTTGCGCCAGCATATATTGAAATTGAATCAATATCATTTGAAACAATGGAAGATGTTTCTATCTTTTTAATTGACAGGACACAGCATCTTAAATTTTCAGATGTGATTTTCAAGGGAGAAAAAACTGTTGATGATTTCTCCGGTACTGTTTCCGCACAGACTGCAATTTCGTTTGTTGCAGGCACTGGTAGCAATGTTTCAGTTAAGGATGTAGTAATAGATAGATGTGGATTTTATAATTGTAATTACGCTATCAGAGTTTTGGGTAGTAATGACAAGGTTGAGAAAGTTACCATAACCAACTCTGAGTTTGATACGTTATTTTCTGGTATTGACCTTAGTCCAACTAATACATCTTCGCAATTTTGGCCGGAAGGATTTCGCATTGCTTCTAACAGCTTTGACAATATTTTTGCTAGGGGAATAAATTTTTTCCGAACGCAATATAGTGTATCTGTTGGGAATATTTTCTTTGATGTCGGCAACGAGCTTTCGACCAACGCGAACCCCAATAGTGCGGTATTTCCGGTTATTGAAATATCTCAATCTAATAATATAAGTTGGGGTGATATATTTAAAAGGACAGCAGATGCTGCTGCAGAAAGAGTTGCTATATCAGACAATGCAAGAGTTCTTGCTACTGAAAATGGTCAGAGATTGCGCTTAGGACAACTATCACTAGAAAGTACGGTAGATTTTCCGATTTCCGATGTGGCAGAGACGGAGGAATTGCTTAGACTAGATGTTACCGATGTTGGTTCTTTCAATATTAATTATAAACTTAGCTTTCCGAATTCTGGGATCAGAATTGGTACATTGTTAATAACTAAAGATGCCGGTGGGTTAATACCAGTAATCAATGATTCATATCAAGAAACGGGTACCACAAGAGGGTTTACATTCCTTCTAGAACAACAAGAAATTGTGGTATCATCTATGATTACAGATGAGATTATTGTTAAGGTTGCCACAACGGCCGCTGGTACAGCTGGAAACTTGCGATATTCACTCAGTTATTTTGATTGATGGATTGGTCGCATCGTTATGAAGATCGCCTTCGTGAGTGGAAAACTCTCAGGAATACAGTTCAACCACTACAGTTAACATCTTCTCTTTTGCAAATAAATGATTGGTGGATGAAAGCTCCACTGTCAACCCAACATATAGCTTGGGAAGATTGGCCTGATTGGCCGAATGCGTGGGAATTGTTACTAGATAATACGTGGTCAGAAATGACCCGAGCGATAGCTATTGTTTATACGATAGGATTGCTTTTTCGAGAAGATATAAAAGACGTATATATTATTGATTCTAATGAAGGTATTCTGGTAACTGCAACACCTACTAAATATATTTTAGGTTACTGCTTCGGGGATATTCAAGCCCTCAACTTTGAAGATATAACCATTGCTCGAACGATCGATGCATCAATGCTCACACATTATCGCCGTTAATGCGTGAATTTTGCGACCCGTAAATATTAAATTTAATCAGGAGAATAATTTAAATGCTTTTTGAAAAACAACTGTCTCGAAAACCCGACCATTATCCGTGGACTAAGAAATTTATTGATGCTATTTGGAGTGGCTTTTGGACACCAGATGAATTTAATTTTAGAAGTGACTACTCGCAATTTAAAACTGATCTGACAGAAGAAGAGCAGCAAATTGTTGTTAGAGCTCTTTCTGCGATTGGGCAGATAGAAGTTGCGGTCAAAAGTTTTTGGGCAAATGTGGGCACGCACCTCCCTCATCCATCCATCAATGATCTTGGGTATGCCATGGCAAACAGTGAAGTTATCCACAATATGGCATATGAAAAACTCTTAGATGTTCTGCACCTTACTCATGTGTTTGAAGAAAATCTGAATGAAGAAGTCATTCGTGGCAGAGTTAACTACCTGAGAAAGTACAATGAGAAAGTGTATGAAAATGACCGTAAGCAATTCATTTATTCAATTATATTGTTTACCCTATTTGTTGAAAATGTTTCACTATTTTCTCAATTTTATATTGTCATGCATTTTAATCGCAATCGTGCGGTACTAAAAGATGTGGCACAGCAGGTTCAATATACACGAAATGAAGAAATGCTCCATTCACAAGTGGGCATCAAGCTAATACAAACATTGCAGGAAGAATATCCTGAATTATTTGATAAAGAATTGGAAGATAGAATTGCCCAAGAGTGCTTAGAGTCTATTAAAGCAGAGGGTCGCGTTATTGATTGGATGCTAGGTGATTATGCAATTGAAGGGCTTGATGCAGACATTCTTAAGGCTTTTGTAAGCAAACGCATGAAAGATTCGCTTGACCAAATAGGTTTTGATAGTTCAATGGTAAAGTTTGATAAATCACTAGCAGATAAAACATTCTGGTTTGATGAATCAACATTGGGATCTACTATGACAGATTTTTTTCAAAAAAGACCTGTTGAATATTCAAAAGGCCAAGGAATTTCTGCAGACGAACTTTTTTAAAAAATGTAGAATATAATAATGAATTATTTTGATTATACCACAACAAAGGAGATACATATGGGGTTTGATTGGTTAAACAAAGATGCAAGGACATTTTTGTCGCGTGGGTACTTGTCGAAGGGTCAGTCGGCAGAAGATCGTATTAGAGAAATTGCAAATACAGCAGAGAGATTCCTTGATGTAGAAGGTTTTTCAGATAAATTTTACGATTATATGGGTCGCGGATTTTATAGCCTGTCCTCCCCCGTTTGGTCAAATTTTGGTAACACAAAAGGATTGCCTATTTCCTGTAATGGGCCATATGTAGGTGATGAGATTGCCAGAATCATGGACAAAGCAAGCGAGGTTGCATTGCAAACAAAGCACGGCGCCGGAACGTCTGGTTACTTTGGTGATATACGCCCGCGTGGTTCAAAAATCAAAACTGGTGGAACTGCAGACGGACCTGTGCATTTTATGAATATTTTTGAAACTGTGACTGATATTATCAGTCAGGGCAATGTTCGTCGTGGTTCTTTTGCCTCATATCTTGATATCGAGCACCCAGACATTGAAGAGTTTTTAGAAATTAGAGAAGTTGGTCATTCCATTCAGAATATGTCTA